TCAGGCTCCTGTCTTGCTTTCGTGTTGCTGGTTTCCTTCGCGCCGTTTTTGCCGTCCGAGCCAGCGCTGATAGTGTGCTTTGATCTGCCGGAACCGGGTGGCGGCCTGAACGTTGTGGTCCAGCTCGGCGCGGCTGCTGATGTTGCAGGCGGTCAGGATCAGGTCCCGGGCGTCTTCCTCCGAGTGGGTACCATCCGGAATGTGAACGCCGCCTTTGTGGCTCTGAGCCCTGTCGAGGTAGCGCCGGAACTCTGGGTTCTGGCAGAGCATGGCTGCCGATCGGGCCAGGTGACCGCCTTTGACGTTATCCACATGGCCCCCCTTCACACTCCTCTGGCTGGTCCACGATCATGATGTAGTCGACACCAAAACCAGCGAACCCTGCCATCGTGGTCACTCCAAGTGTCGCGCCGGCGGCGAACCAGAACCCGATACCGAAAGCCAGAGCGGCACCATTTACCATCCGCTTGAATTCACTCATTGAGCGGTTCCTCCGTTACCTTGTTCAGGCCGACTTTCTTAATCCCTGCCTGAACCGCCCTGATGATGCGGCATAGGTACTGGTAATCCGGGTTTGGCTTTTCTGGAATGGCGTACCACCATTCGGGGCCGAAGATTTCAATCATGGCTTTATCATCAAGGTCATGGGCAGACTCGGCATTGGACAGCCGGCCAGCGGCGTCGAAAAGTTCCCGGGCCTCCTGCTGATTAATCTCCTGATCCCGGCGCATTTGACAGACTTCCGACTGAGCCTTTGAGGCCAAGGCCTCATAATCGTCAATGCCACCTCTGATCGAGCTAAGCTTGCCAGCGATGTAGTGTTCATCGCATCGGCAAAAGAAAGTTGCTATATCCTTTGCACCCATTCCACCCCAATATGCGCTCCACGACTGGCCATAGCATTCAATGATGATCTTGCCTTTGCCTGGCTCGAAGTTCTCGAGGATCACTGACACAGGATCCAGCTTGTGTGGTTCGCCCATTAATTCGGTCAGATTCAGCTTTTGAACCGTTGATAGCTCTACCTTCATCACTCGCACTCCTTCAGCTGGTTCGCGCAATCCTCATGTACCAGGGCGACAGAGCCAGCTGCCGTTCCAATATCGACCAGTTCACCTCTCATGATCGGCTGGTCACACAGAGGACAAAGTGGAAGCTCCTCTGGATCAATCGCTTTGCTGATATCGATCATTGATCACCTCCTTCTGCTAGCGCCTTCTTCCGTCTCCGATCGATGAACTCCTGGCGCCAGTCCAGCGCCTTTTCGCAGGCCTGCTCGTAGCTCTCGGCATAGATCCACTTCATGCTGTAGTAGCCCCAGGACAGGCGGTGGGAATCAGCCGTGATATCTTGTGGTACCGGCGTGGCGAACTTGACCAGGTAGCCGAACTTCCGGTTGTCGGTGAGGTGCTCGAAGATCAGGCCTTCGTCGTCCAGGTCGTAGGGCGGCTCGATGCCGATCTCTTCCCAGATCCGGTCTGGCTCGTATTCCATGAAAGCTTCCCGGGCAATGTCTGGCCAGGCATCCTGGGCCAGCATGGTGGGGATGTGGATGATGGCTTCTGCCCGGATGTTGTTTTCGAACATCATGTCGATCATTGCTTCTTTCACGCTGCGTTCTCCTGTTCCAAAACCCGCTTGCGGTCTTCCAGGTAATCTCGGTTAACCTGCTGCCACCGGTCGTATCGCTCCTGGCTGAAACCCGGTCCGGCCATGCGGGTGATGATTTTTTGGTTGTCGGTGACCTGGCGAATGATTTCGGCCGGCGCGTACTGGTAGTGCCAGAGTTCCAGCGGATCCTCGGGTTTCTTGCCGTGCCAGGTCTGGCAGATCCAGCCCAGGTCATACACCTGGTCGGTGCGTTGGGCGTTGAGCGCATCGGCCCGGAGCTCGTGGTACAGGTTCTCCACCTGCTGGATGTTGTAGCTGGGCAGGTCGAACAGGCGGCTTTCCATCCAGCTTTTGCCGTCCTGCGCCCGGCACAGGGCCCGGACTCCGACGAACCAGTTGCGGGGGCGATTCACCAGGTGGTGGGCGAGGTCTTCGCCCATTGTGATCCAGCCAAACGGGGACCACCGCTCAGCCGTGGTGTATTGTTTGTTATCCACCGGACTGGTCAGGCCCTCCCAGGTCCACACCCGGGAGTTGGCGAACAGGCGCTGGTCTCTGGCGATCGCGCTGTGGTTCTTTCTGCGGTTTCGTTTCCTACTCATCGCTTGGGACCTCCGCAAGATTCTTGATCACAGCCCGCGCAGCCCTCGCGATCGCTTGTCGGTGGCTCCTTTTCTCAACTCCGCGCTCATTCATCAGCTGAAGAACACCAGTGATTCGGCGAAGCGCGTCTGCCTGGTAGTGGCGAAGCAGTCCGTCGAGTGTCGCTTCACAATCGGCGACGCTCGCACCGATCATTCTGTGCATGTCCTTTTCGATAACGCAGACCGAATGGCGATGCAGACGCTGTTGGCAGGTACCGTCTTCCCGCAGCCCCTCTTCAAACTCCTGCTTGGTGACTGTTTGCATGCTCATGCCGCCTTCTCCTTCAGCTCGACTTCGATGGGCTTGTTCAGTGCTATCAGGTGATCCAGGTAGCGGATGAATTGTTCCAGACTGGCCATGCGGGCCAGGTATTCGTCGTTCATCTCGTTCTTATTGAGCCAGTCGTAAAAAGTCAGTCTGATATCGATCTCGGCCAGCTTGTCCGGCAACTCAATGCCGTCCCTCCATTCAGTATTGGCCGGCATAATTCTGATATCGGTGCTTTGCGTATGGCCGTGAATATTCAGGTGAGCCTGAACAATGCCGCGGCGGTTCAGCACCATGCACTGCAGCAGCACTTCCTCCGTGGCCAAGTGCAGGTTTTCGATCATTTCTTCTTCGGTTAGCGTCAGCATTTTCATTATTTCTCCTCGGCCTTTCCGGCCTGTCTTTATCGGTAGTTCCTGGTCTTCGCTTCCAGCAGCTGCTGGCACTCCACGCAGGTGGGGCATCCGGGCAGCGCTTCCCGCCGTTTGGCCGGGATCTCGACACCGCATTCCTCGCAGTAAGGGTCGTCGCTGGTGGCGGTTGTCCGGTTGCGCTGGTTCTCCAGGGCCAGCTCGATTGACTGTTCTATGTAGTCGCCAGCGATATCGGCTTTATCCATGGTTCAGGTGCTCCGTGGCTTCGGGGTTCAGATCGTTGGCCGGTACCAGTCGCACCAGGCCGGCTTCCATGCATGCGGCGGCTTCCTCGATGGAGTCGAAGATCAAGACCATGGCCACGCGGTGGTGGCAGCGGCCGTGGTCTTCGTTGATCACGGTGAGTTCGCCAACGTCATGCAGGCGGGCTTCCGGGGTGGTCTGTGTTGTGATTGCGTGTTCCATACTGCTCTCCTGTCTTTTGAAGAATGGGTAACCCCAGTCCTATCACGTGTTTTCAAAGTGCAACCCCTGAAGGGTCAGTTCACCCAGCTCGCCGTGTTCCGGGTGCCTTCCGGCTGGTGTTGGGCGAGGCCGAGTTTCCGGCTTACGGCATTCAGGCCTTTCACAGTGATGACGGTGCGGCCGTAGTGGATGTAGCCGGCCACTGGATGGCGGTACATCTTGGTGATCACGCGGAACACACCCCGGCCACGCCAGCGGCTCGTTGGCAGGTTGTCTTTGCCCAGCATTCCTTCCTCGCGCAGGCGGCGAATCAGTGTGTTGCGGCCCATGTTCAGCAGGGCGGCGGCTTGGTCGAAGGTGTATTCCACGGCGTCCTCCTTACACTTCTTTCTCGAAGATCCAGCACCGGACTGACTGGCTGGCTGACGAGTTGAGGCTTTCACGGATGGCCGAACGCACGGTCCGGCTGCTGTCTATGAACTTGCGGCTCCGGCTGGTTTTCAGGTGCCGTTTCAGTTCAGAAATGGCTGGAATGCGGAGCTTGTTCTCGGCGCACACTTGCTCGAAGTGCTTCAGGTTCACGGCGATCAACTTCTCGTTCTCGCCGTAGTGATTCAGGGTTGGGGTGCCGTTCAGGCCCTCGATGAAGTCGTAGGCCTCCCAGAATTCCTGCACCATCGGGTGGTCAGCGTTAACGGAGGTTTGGCGCTCCTTGGCCATGTCGATGATCATTTCCCGGGCCGGTTCCAGGTAAGATTCGGGCAGAAGATTCAGCCCTTCAGGGCCCAGGCAATCGATCAGGGCGGTCATCTGGCCGTGGTTCTTGGCAATCCGGTGAATGCGGATTTCCGGAAGTTCAGCTAGGGCCTTTTCGTACAGGGGCGCCCGCTCGCACACCAGGCGCATGATCTGTGATTCCGATGTGGTGGCATGCAGGGCAAAGCCAGAGACCTGGTTCATGGGCCACCGCTCCAACTTCTCGGCGAGTGCTTTGGTGGTCTCGTTGTGGTTTTCGCGGGTAACGCTCACGTGAACGATTCGCTGTAGCACCGCATCGCTGGCGTTCACCTGGGCGTTCTGGCTGATCACGATGGCGCCACGGAAGGGCGGCTCGTAGGTGTCGTTGCCGCCGTTCTTCTGGCCACGGCTGCGCACGCTGCGGCCGTTGTAGGCGGTTTTCAGCTCGTCCCAGTCGAACTGCTTCTGCTTGGCGCCGGCTTCCTGGTCCCGATCGGACTCGATCAACACCACCGGCAGGTTGGATACCTGGGCAAAGTTCCGTGCCCGGGCGGCGAGGGTGGCCTTGCTCGGGTCGAAGCCCTCGTAATCCTGCCGGCCTACAAGCTTCCACAGGAACTCGATGAGGGTGGATTTACCGGAGCCCGCCTCACCGACGATCTCAATGAACGGGAAGCTCTTGTGTTCCTTCCGGATCTGCTCGGCGAACAGGCTGCCCAGCCAGTAGGCCAGGGCAATCACACCTTTCGGGCCGAAACACTCGGCCAGATCCCGGGCCCATCCGCGTTGGTAGTCGCCTCGATCTTTATTGATGGAGAGAGAAACCGACTCGGAGAGCGTCTTCACGCTCATGCGGCCGATGTCGTAGTAGTCCTCGTTGTTGAGCTCGTGGATCTGTCCGGCGTGCACGGCTAGTTCCGGGAACACCCAAGTCTCGTGCTCTTTGCTGTAGCCGATGAAATCGATGGTCTCAACGGTTTTGATGCCGCTGATCTGCTGTTTCAGCAGACGGTCCAGCTGCTGGCTCGAGCCGGTCCACACGGCACCGGGGGCGATACCCAGCAGGCGCTTTTTGAACTCGCTGGCGCTGGCCAGCTGGCCACCGCTGAAGGTGTTCTTCACGGGCCGGCCGTCGTGGGGGAAGTCCACGCGGTAGTAGTACCAGGACTCGTCCGTGACTTTGTTGGCCAGGTAGTACAGGGCGGTGGGGTAGCAGTTGGCGATTTCCACCACGGCGTTGCATTGTTCCAGGGCCCGGTCGACCATCTGGCGGTCTGTCAGCGGCTCGTCGCTGTCCTCCAGGTCCCGCATGGCCCTGTGGAATTCCTCCATGTTCAACTTGAACCAGAACAGCCGGTTGTTGAAACCGAACGGGAATTCATTGCGCCCGGTGTGGCTATACATCCGGTTCGCTTTTTCCTGGGCGCTGCGGGCAATCACCAGGTCGCCCTGGTACAGAAACTCCTTGGTGGTGGGCTCGCCGTCCTCGTTGATCAGCTCGCAGCGCTGCCAGGCATCGTTCCAGTCGCGCTTGTGCTTGCCTTCCTGGGGGATAACAGCGGCGCCAACCTTCCAGCCCTGTGACCGGGCGATGTTGGCGAACTTGCGGATGTAGCGAACGCCGGCTTCGTCGCCGTCCATGGCCCAGATCAGGCGGGGCAGTTCCTCGCCGGCTTCCTCCCGGGCCTTCTGCAGTTCGGCCAGGAAGGTATCCGGGTAGTTGTTGCAGCTGAAGGCAGCCACAGCAGCGATACCGGCGTGGTATAACGCGGTAGCATCGAAGATGCCTTCCACGATCCAGAGCTCTTTGCCCTGAGCCAGATCCAGCCCGGGCGGTACCCAGGCCAGGCCCTTGGTTTTACTGCCGTAGTTGAAATGTGCCTTTTTCTTGCCGAAGCGGTGTGGTTTGTCGATCAGCCGCTCCCAGTAGTCGCCCCGATCGTTGATCTTGAAGCGAACAGTGGCGGAACCGATATTCCGGTCTCGGTCCCAGTATTGCTCCTGGGTGTACCAGCCCCGGACTTTGGCCAGATCAAAGCCACGGCCATGCACCATGTAGGCGTCCGCCACTTCGGTACCGGTTTCCTTTTCGCCAGGCTTGCGATCCTGGCGGCCGTAGCGCTCCGTCCAGCTGTCGAACAGATCCGGGAACAGCTCCTTGACGTGGTGCTGCTCGCCGCACTTGCTCTCGCGGCCACACTTCACCATCCATGGGGTCTCGGTTCCCACGAAGGCCTCGCGCTTTCCGCATGAAGGGCAGCGTAGGCGGCGGAGGAATGAGCCCCGTTCTACTCCGTCAAAGTCGCTCTGGAGCCGGTACAGGATGTCGGCCCGTAGTTGGTCTTGCATTCGGAGCGCTCCGGATCAGGCGGGGAGATGGATTGCTGTGGCCTGGTCCCTGAGCTTCAGCAGCTCCTGAACCGAGAAGATGCTGGTGCGGCCAGACTGGTCGTGAACCACCACCGTGTTGCCGGTAGTGAGACTCACGTCGACATAGGCCTTCGGCTGTTTGGTGCCTTCCAGATCGTGCCAGGCACGAATAACCAGCAGGGACGCCCGGCGGCGGGAGCACTGGTATTCCTCCATCAGGCTATCGACGGTCATTTCGATGCATTCCCGGGCATCTGTGCTGCCTTTGCGAAGGGCCAGAAGCTGGGAATAGGCGGCGTCAGTCATGCTTTGGGCTACTGCGTTCATCGCGTTGCGTCCTTCTTTTTAGGTGAGTACTTCTCGTAGGCCAGCTCCATTTCCTGCTGGCATTGCTCGCGGACTTCTGGAGCGAGGGGGATCTGGCGGACATTGCCGTCTGGGTCGAGAGACAGCCGATCGGTATGGGTGAGGAACACCACGCCTTTGTATCCGCAGTGGTCCGCGTCCTGGCAGAACACGTAAAGCTGCCGCTGTGCCGAGATCATCTGCACGCTGGTGCGAACTCGGCAGACACCGGCGCAGTGGGGGCAGAGTATCCGGAGGAAGTTGTTCCGGACTCCGGACTGGAGCCGCTGCTGGTTTTCAGCATCTGGGGTGCTCGGGTTCTTGGCCTGCAGCACCGGCCCATAGGAGACCTCCACGGAGCCGCGGTATCCGCATTCGATGTTGCGGCACTGAACGAAGGCATCTTT